TTAGCCGGGGATCGTGATCGTCGTGCGGCGCGGGCGCCCGCCGTCCTGTCCGGGGATCAGAACGGTCACCACACATACGGTCTGGCCGTTCTGCTGGCGCGAGGACACGGAAAGCACCTGACCGCCGCTCTGCGCGGCGGCCTGCGCGGCGGCAGCCGAGCAGTTGCCCTGCGCCAGTTCGATCGTCGGCTCGCCGGCATCTTCACTCTGCGCCTCAGCCTGCGTGCTGCTCAGAAGCCCCGGCGTCGGCGCGGCGAACGCCGCCGGCGCGAAGGCGAGCGCGACCACGAGGGCGAGAAGCTGGCGGGAGAAAACAGGAGCGCGCATGGGCCGGACCGGTCGGAGAAGGTTTCGCGTCAAGGTTTAGCGCCTCTCCGCTGAATGTCGAATGAATGCGGGCGGCGCGAGACGCGCCGCCCGCCTCGTCAGCGGATCGGATCGACGGCCCGGAAGCGGCCGAAGATCGCCACAACCGCGCCCAGCGCCGTGGCGAGGTCCGTCAGCGCCGCTGTCAGCGCCTCACCCGCCTCCGCGCTCGTCTCGACGCCGAAGAGGCCCGCCAACGCGCCGCTCAGTGCCAGCGCCGCACCCCAGATGGTCTTCGACTTGTACCAGTCCTTGCTCATCATGGCTCCTTTCCCTCTGTTGCTTCGTCACCCGCGCGAGATCATCGCGCGCGCCTCCACGCCCGGCCCCGCCACCGGGCTCACCTGCGCCACCGTCACGGCAACGCTCGGCGGCAGCGCGCCGAAGAGCTCGGCCTGTCGGGCAGCCGTCAGAACGAGCCTCGGCGTCGTCGTCTCGCTCACGAAGGCCGGCGCGCCGGGCACTTCGATGCTGACGCGGTAGCGCTCCTCCTCCTCGCCCAGCGGCACGTCGAGGCTCTCCCAGCGGTCGGCGTCGACGCGCGAGCGACGGATCCAGGAGAGCGTCGTCGTGCCGTCCGCCTCGAACCGCGCCCGCAGATGCACTGGCGAAAGCGGCAGCATCTCGCGCAGGCCGAGCGTCGCCGGCAGCGTCACCGCGGCCGCATCGTCGAGCGGGCGGCTCGCCGGCGAGAGGCGCCATGCGAGCTCCAGCCCCCTTTCGCCGTCGAGCAGCGGCACCGCCGCCACGGCCTCGTCGAGGAGGACGAAGGGCGCGCGCTCCGGCGCTCCGGCGGCCATCGCGTCGTCCGTTCCACCCTGAGCGCGCAGCAGCCGCCGCAGCGCGAAGCGCGCGGGCGCCACCTCCTCGGCGTCGGCGAACTGCAGGACCTCCCAGACGCCGTTCGCGGCCCGCACCGCCGCCGCGTTGCGCCCCGAAAGAAGCGCCGCATAGGTCACCGACGACGGCGCCCCCGACCGAAGCTCGACGACGATTTCGTTCCCCCGGTCGAGCCGGCCGAGCGGCCCCGGCGCGAGCGCGCGAACCAGCCGGCCGATGCGCGCCGGCCGCGTGACGAGAAGGCGTGCTGCGCTGTCGCCCTCGCCTGCCATCGTCAGCGCATAGGGCATCCAGGGCCGCGCGTGGACCGCGAGCGATGCGCCGCCCGATCCGCCGCCGCCAAGCGGCAGGTCGAGGAAATGTGCCAGCGGCCGCGAGGCGAAGACCGGACCGGTTGCGCTCGGAGGTTCGCTCGTCGGCACCGGCGGCGTCTCGGGCGCGAAGGCCGGCACGAGCGCGGCTTCCACGCGCCGCGCCGCACCGTCCTCGATCCGCGTGATGCGCCATCGCCCCGGCACATCCGCCACCCGCACGACGTCGCCCACCTCGACCGCCACGTCATGCGGCGCCAGCGCGAAGCGGATCGTCTCGCGCCCGCCCACCACCCGCGCCAGAAGCCCGGCCGCGAAGCGCTGCGCCTCGGCGTCTGCCAGCGTCACCGGCAGGTCGAGCCGCGTCTGGCGCGCGTTGCGCCCGATCTCTCCCGACGCCGCCGAGATCGAAGCCGACTGATAGGCCCGGCCCGGATCGGCGAAGATCAGCACCGCCTCCTGCGCCACCTCCCCGGCCTCGCCGCGCCGGCGCTCCACCGGCGGCCCGTCGCCCTCCTCGGCCAGGATCGTCAGCGCAGGCGCATCGCCCGCAGCGCGCTCGCTGCCGAACACGAGGCGTTCCTCGCGGGACCGCACCCAAAGGCCGGCGAGCCGCATCAGCTCCTCGATCTCGCCGCGCGCCGAACCCGGCCCGGAGAGCACGAACCCGCCGACCTCTCCATCGACCGCCGAGACATCGGCGTCCTTGATCCCGTGATCCGTGAGGATCGCCGCGATCAGCCGGTCGAGCGGCGCCTTGCCGAGCCGCCCGGTCAGCCAGTGGCCGGTCTCCCAGTTCGCGCCGTCGCTCCAGACGTCGCGGCGCTCGGGAAAGGCCGGAAAGGGCCGCGCGTCCCAGGTCCACAGATGGATTGCGCCCGCCTCCACCATCCGCCCGCCATAGATCGGCGAGGCCGGATTCGATTCCGGGTCGGCCCAGTGATCCAGATGCGCCTCGATGAAGCGGCGCTGCTGGTGATCGTCGCGCGCGCCGGTCGAGAAATGGGGCGCATGGCTTTCGGACGACTTCGGGTCGAGGAAGACGTTCGGCTGGTTGGCGCCCTTGTCGATCGCCGCGCAGCCGAGTTCCGTCAGCCAGATCGGCTTGGAGCGCGGCACCCACGCACTCGGCACGGCCAGCTCGGCGCCGCCGCGCCGCTCGAAATGCAGGTTCTCCCACCAGCCGCGAAGGTCCTTGGCGCGGAACGTCCACGCCTTGCCTGCCGCGCCGTCGGTGATCGGCGTGCGGCGCCGCGCCCGCCGGTCGGCCTCGCTTGCATAGTACCAGTCGAAATATTCGCCGCCGGCGATCGCGCTTCGCAGTCCGCCCGGCTCGTAGGGCGAGCGCAGGCCGTCCGGCCCCTCGCCGCTCCAGTCCTCGGCCCGCCAGTCGGTCAGCGGCAGGTAGCTGTCGATGCCGATCATGTCGATCGCATCGTCCGCCCAGAGCGGATCGAGGTTGAAGAAAACGTCGCCCGAGCCGTCCGCCGGCTGGTAGCCGAAATACTCGCTCCAGTCGGCCGCGTAGGTGATCTTCGCGCCGGGCAGCATGGCCTTCACGTCGCGCGCGATGGCGATCAGCGCCTCGACGAAGGGGAACCGCCCCGCTTCGTCGCGCAGCCGCGTCAGCCCGCGCATCTCGGAGCCGATCACGAAAGCGTCGACGCCGCCGGCGAGCCTTGCCAGCGCCGCCTGATGCAGGATCATCCGCCGGTAGGACCACTCTCCCGGCCCCGCATAATGCACGCGCCCGCCGGCTGTCGCATAGTGCTGCGGCCTCGCCGCGCCGACGAAGCGTTCGATCGCCGCGCGCGCCCCGGCGGTGCCGTCGGCGCTCCCAGCGCGCCCTTCCGCGATGTCGAGCGTCATGCGTCCGCGCCACGGATGCGCCGCCTGCCGCGCCCCGCCGTAGGGGTCCGGCAATGCGTTCGCGGCGGGAATGTCCATCAGCACGAAGGGGTAGTGCGTCACCTTCAAGCCGCGCGCGTTCATGGCGCGGATCGCGCGCACGATGCCGGCGTCGGACGGCGTGCCGCCATAGGCCGGACCGCCGCTCTCTCGCGAGACAAGCCGCGCCTGCCCGCGCGAAAGACCTGCCACGCGCCAGGCTTCCGTCTCGTCGCGCCGCGTCACCTCCACCTTGGGCCGAACGCTGGCCGAACCGGCGCGCAAATCGTCCGCGAACCAGGAGACGACGAGCGCGGCGCGCCTCAGCTTCGGACAGAGCGCGGCGAGTTCGTCCAGCGAGGCGGAAAAATCGTTGCCGGCGTGGCGCAGATTGCGGTTCGCCAGCCGGTCCTCGCCCTCGACCAGCCGCTCGCGCACTGAGGCGGGATCGAGCCCGTGCTCGCTCGCGCCGGGGATGATCGTTACCGCACGAAGCTTCTCCTCCATCGCGCCGATGGGGCGTACCACCTCGCAGGAAATCTGCGGGATGCGGTTGCCCCAGCGCTCCAGGGGCAGGCGCTCGAAGACGACATAGGCGAGCCCGCGATAGGCCGGCGCGTTGCCTGCGCCCTGCTTCGCCTCGATCAGCGGGTCGGGCATCTGCGCCTCGTCGCCGCGATGGACGCGAAACTCGACGCCGGAAAGGTCCATCTCCTCGCCGTCCGCCCAGATGCGGCGCACGCAGGCGATCGGCCCTTCGCACAGCCCGATCGCGACATTGCCGAAATAGCTGTAGCTGACGATCTCCGCACCGCCGCCACCGCCTCCCTTGCCGCCCTGCCGCTCGGAGGTGCGCGTTTCCTCGAAGCGCGTCGTCCAGATCACCTGCCCGGCGATGCGCGCCGTGCCGTAGAGCCGGGCGATACCCGCGCCCTCGTCGGCGTCGAGCATCCGCGAGCCGCGCAGCCGCGCGCCTTCCACCGACCGGCGGCGCGCGAAAAGCCGCTGGTCGATGGCGGCACCCGCAAGGCCGCCGAGCGCCCGCCCCGCAAGCGCCCCGAAAGGTCCACCCACGAGCCCGCCCAGCGCCCCGCCGGCCGCCTGCAGAACGATGGTCGCCATGATGCTCTACTCCGGAAATCGAAAGGTGCCGGCGATGCGCGAGCGCCAGCCCGGCGTCAGCGGCGAGGAGACGACCGCCGCGCCCTCATAGGCGTGGATCACCCGGCCGCCCTCCTCGAGGATGCCGCAATGGCGGGCCGGTCGCCCCGCCCGCCAGCGAAACAGCACGAGATCGCCGGGCGCCCCGCTCTCTACGTCCGTGAAATTCCGGCGCGCCGCCTCCATCAGCCGTTCGGCGTCGTCAATGTCGGCCCAGTCGCGCGAATAGGCGCCAGGCGCTTCCGGCTCGTGCCCGTAAAGCTCGCGCCAGACGCCCCGCACGAGGCCGAGGCAGTCGCAGCCCACCCCGCGCCGGCTGCCCTGGTGGCGATAGGGCGTGCCGATCCATCGCCGCGCCGCGACCAGCGCCCGCTGGCCGCTCACGGCACCACCGGCGCGCCATCGTGGAGGTCGTCGCGCTTGGCAATGGTGAGCGCCGCGTCCGTCCCCGGCAGATGCGGAAAACCACGAAAATTCAGTTGGTTGGCGAACCGCGCTCGACAGGTCGCGAAGCTCTTGTCGCAGCCCGCGGTCATCGCCGCATCCGCTCCCGCCTTCGGCTCTACCCGGAACGGCGCGGCGATCTGAAGCCGCCACGCGCCGGCGCCCGAACCCGCCGAGACGCCGACGATCTCGCGGCTCTCGCCGCCGACCGTCAGCCGCCCGCGCAAGAACGCTGCCGGCTCGATGCCGCCCGCCGCCACCTCCATCGTCGTGCCCTCGGCCGACGTCACAGCTCCCGAAACCCTGCGCCCGCCCGCCGCGAGATCGACGCCGCAGCGTGCATCCCCCAGCGCCGCGTCGCAGCGGCGGCGGTAGAGCCGCCCGCGCTCGCGGTCGAGTGCGGCCTCCGGCCCGCGCAGTTCGGCTGTGAAGCTCTCGCCCGACCGGCGGATCTCGCCGATCATCGCCACGTCGAGCCGCATGAAATGCTCCGGCTCGCGCCAGTCGACGACGAAGCTCTCTACCCGCGCCTCGTCGTAGAGCCCGGCGGCGATGTCCTCCTCTGTGACGGCCAGCGCCGAAAGTGCGCCCGCCACCTCCTGCGTGCCGGGCGCGAGCCCCAGCGCGCGCTCCGCCTCGCTGCCGGAAAGCCCGGTCGCGGCCGCAAAGCGCGTGCCGTCGAGTTCCAGCGCCTCGTCATGGTCGGTGAAGCCGAGCACCCGCCCATCCGCGCGCGTCAGCCGCCAGCAGCGCGCGAGCGTCGTCGCGGCCCCGCCGAGGCGTTCCGCCAATCCGTCCGGGATCGTCCTCACGGCCGCACCTCGACGAGCGGGATCGTCGGGATGTCGCCGGCCTCGAAGGCCGCGATGTTCACCGCCAGATGTTCGATGTCGAAGCGCACCGGCACGTCGAACTCGAAGCCCGCCGTCACCGCCTCACCCGCTGCCGGCGCCTCGTTCAGCGTCACGAGGCCGCTGGTCGCATCCACCGCGAAACCCGTCGTCTCCTCGCCTCCCACGGCGACGCGCACCGTGCCCGCCACGGGCTTGGCGATCGGCCGCTCGTAGCCGTCAACGCCCGCGCCGTATCGCTTCACCAGCTGGAACACGCGCTTCTCCCAATCGCCCTCCCCGAGCACCTGGTCGAAGGGCGAGACCGCCTGCCCATGCGCGGCGGAATGGCGATCGAGCGGATCGCGGAAGCGGAAGGCGACGAGCCGCCCGCGCCGCGCCTCGAAGAAATCGAGCACGGCGGCGAGGTCCTTCACCGAGCGCACGCCCGAGCCGGCATCGTAGCGCCGCGCCGAATGGCGGTGCCGCTGGTTGCGCGTCTCGTGCCCGGTGGAAAGCCGCACTACCTCAGTCAGGCGCTCGGGCCCGCCGCTCGTGCCGAAGGCGACGCTGAGCGGAAAGCGCTCCTCGCTGAAGGCCTGCATAGCAAGTTCTCCCGTCAAAGGCCGCGCTGGCCGCGGCTTGCCGCGCGCGCCAGCATCGCCTGGATCTGCACTTCGGAGCGGCGGAAGCTCGCCGCGTCCGGGCTCGTCACGTTGAAGACGATCGAAGGTCCCGCGCGCCCGCCGCCCGGCCCGCCACCGCTGGCGGCCACGCCCAGCGTCCCGTCCGCGCCGCGACGCAGCGGCAAGATCGCTTCCGCGCCGGCCTCGCCCATCAGGCCCATCTGCCGGCCGGTCGGGAAGAAGGTCGGCGCGCGCACCACCCCGCCCCTGGCGAAGGGCGTCACCCTCGGCGTCGCCCCGCCACCGCCGCTCCCCCCTCCGATCTGGCCGACGAGCCCGCTTATCAGCCCGCCGGCGAGGTTGCCGAGCGGGCGCAGCGCCGCATCCAGCGCGATGGAGGAGATGCGCAGCGCGAGCCCGCGCAACACGCCGTCGAGCGAGCGCCCGCCGCCCACCGCGCCCTTCAGCGCGCCGGTCATCGCGGCTCCGAAGGCGTTGGCCTTGCCGGAGAGGTCGTCGAGCGATCTCTCGAAGGCGCTCGTGTCGGCACGCACGTCGACGATCAGCGTCTCGTCCGCCATCGCGTCATCTCCTCGTCTCGTCGGGGAAGCGGGTCATCAGCTCTTCGAGCCCCGCGCGGCTCGGCGGCGCCACCGCCATATCGGCAAACGGCTTCAGCGCCGCAGCCAGTTCACGCGGCGTCATCGCCCAGAAGTCGCGGGGCGCGATGCGCAGGACCGTGAAGGCGAAGCCCATCGCCTCGTCCCAGGGAAAGGCCGCCGCGCCGGTGTCTTCCACCGCCCGGGGCGCGGCGGCCCTCAAGGGTTTGCGCGCTCCTCCCCCTCCCCGAAGGCCGCGCCCAGTAGCTCGGAGGCGATGCGCGCCGCCCCCGCCGCCCCGCCCTCGATCGGCAGGCGTGCCAGCGCCTCGTCGTCGATCGCCTCGCCCGCACCGCGCAGACCCGCTCCGATGATCCGTGTCAGGTCGCGGGCCGAGAGCCCGCCCGACCCGAAGCGCCTTGCCAGCGCGGCCACGTCCTCGGCGGCGAAGGCGTCCTCCAGTTCGGCGAGCGCGCCGAGCGTCAGGCACAGGCGTCGTATGCGCCCGCCGATCTCGGCCTCCACCTCGCCCCGCCGTCGGTTCACGGCCATCGTCAGAGTGCCTCGAAGGAGAGCGCGCCGGCCGATTCCAGCGTCACCTCGAAGGCGACCTCGCCGTCGTGCTCGCCGGAATATTCCAGCGACGTCACCTGAAACGGCCCGCTGACGGCTCCGAAATCCGGGATCGCCATCTGGAAAGCGCCGATCCGCCCGGCGAAGAAGAGTTGGCGCACCGCCGCGTCGGACGCGGCGTCCTTGAAAATGCCCGATCCCTGAAGCGAGGCGCGCTGCACGCCCGCCCCGTCCAGAAGCTCGCGCCAGCGCCCGGCGCTCTCGGCGTCGGTCACGTCCACCGTCTCGGCGTTGAAGGCGATGCGGCGCGAGCGCAGGCCCGCCACCGTGGCGAAGGTGCCGGTGCCCTCGGCGTCGATCTTCAACAAAAGGTCCTTGCCGCGCTGTGCGCCCATCTCGTCCTCCGAAAGCCCGAAACGAAAAAGGGCGGCCCATCCGGACCGCCCCAAAGAAGCATTTATTGTAAAGCCGCCGCGGCGCGACGATCGCGCAGAAGGCCGGGGTGGCGAGTCGGCTGGCGTGGTTCTTCGGGAACCGGAGCGGAGCGGACTTTTTATCCGTGAGCACCGGAAGCGCAGAAGGCTGCGTCAGACGGCCGGCAGCGTCGCCCTTATGCCGATCGTCTAGCCGATCGTCTCAGGCGAGCGGTTCGGTCACGGCCCGAAACCGCAGAATGCCGTGATAGGTCGGCGATTCCGGCTCCTGCCGCGCCTCGGCGAACTGGAGCTGCAGGTTCACCAGCCGGTGCGCGTCGAGCGTCAGCACCGCGTCGTGGAGCCGGTTGGAGACCTTGTCCATGATCTCGTAGGTTTCGGCCTTTGAGCCGCCGCGCGCCCAGACATGCAGCGTCAGGATGTGCTCGTGCCCGTCCTCCGAGCCGGTGGACCAGTCCACCACCGCCGTGCGGCCGAGCGTCAGATACGGGAACTTGGCGTGCTCGGGCACGTGATCGAAGACCTTCGGCCCGCCGAGCAGCCCCACCAGGGCGGGGTCGGCCACCAGCGTGCGCACGATGCTGGATTGAAGGTCGGCGCTGGGATGCGTCATCGCGTTCTCTCCGTCATCGAATCACGGCGTGATACTGGCCGTAATGTGGTGTGATCGACTGCCATATCGACCTTGTTCAATGAAATTTTAACGACGCGGCGCCGTGCGATCTCGCGTGCTTTCGCCCCCAGTCCGCGTAGATTCGTCGTCACTTGCATTCGCGCTCTCACGCTTCCTCCTCGCAGCGGCAGACGAGGATGCGCTGTCGCTCGTCCGGGTCGTGAACCGAGCGCACCAGCAGGCGCCGCGCGCCAAGCCGGAACGCCATGCCGCGCTCGACGTCCGTGCGGTAGCGCAGGATCACCCGGTGGGTCAGCGTCGCGCCGAGGCGCCCGAACCGCTCGGCGACATCCACGTCGATCGGCTCGACCCGCACCGAGAGCTCGCGCATCTCGCTCCACCCTTCGGCGCGCCCGCCCATCGCATCGAGTTCGCCGGCGGGCGCCTCCAGCACGGCGCGTCGGTCGAAGAGCCCGCCGTCCACGAAGCGCAGCGCGCTCAAAGCCGCACCCGGCGCAAGGGGGCCAGCAGCGCCTCTGCCAGCGGCGGCATCGCATCGCTCGCGCCGCGCGTCTCGTAGGCGGCCGCGCTCATGCGCAGGATCGCGATCCGCACTGCCTCCGGCACGTTTTCAGCTTCCATGCCGGCCTCGTATTCGATCTCAAGCCCACCGGCCGCGCCCATACGGAATTCCACCGGCAACACCATCGTCTCGCCGCCCTCGATGCGGACCTGCGCCGCATCGAGGGCCACCGCGTCGCCGCCGCGCCCGAAGCCGAGCACGGAGCGCACGGCAGTCAGCGGCGCGCCGCCCGGCCGCACACGCCGGTCGCCCGGCACGCCTTCGAGCGCGATGCGGAAGGCGCGCGGGCGCAGCGTCAGGCCGGCGTGGCACTCCACCGTTTCGCGCGCGGCCGTCACCAGCCGTTCGATCAGCGCATCCTCGTCGTCGCGCTCGATGCGCGCCCAGCTCTTGGCCTCGGCGAGCGCCACGGGCTCCGGGCCGAGATAATCGAGTCCGATCGGGGTCATGGCCGCGTCTCCTCTCGCCAGATGGAAAGGCCGGGCGCATGCGCCCGGCCCCGTTCTCGTGCCTTCCAGTCTCAGGCGGAGAAGCGCAGGAGCTTGGCCGCGTCGAAGTCCTGGATGCCGCCGCCCACGCGCTTGGTCGTGTAGAAGAGGACGTAGGGCTTGGCGGAATACGGGTCGCGCAGGACGCGCACGCCCTGCCGGTCGACGACGAGGTAGAAGCGGCCGAAATCGCCGAAGGCGATGGCGTTGGCGTCCGCCGCGATGTCCGGCATCGCCTCGGCCTCCACCACCGGGAAGCCCATCAGCGTGGCGCGCGCCCCTGCCCCGGCCGGCGGAGCCCAGATGTAGTTGCCGTCCGCGTCCTTCAGCTTGCGCACGGCGCTCTGCGTGCGCCGGTTCATCACGAAGGAGGCGTTCTGGCGATAGCCGCCCTTCAGCGCGTAGACGAGGTCGATCAGCGCGTCCGCCGCGGCCCCGTCCAGAAAGCCGCCCGACGCGCCGGTCGAGACGGTGCCGACGCGGCCCCAGCTCCAGGCGCCCTCGTCGACGCTCTCATAGGTCATGAAGCCGCGCGGCTTGGCGATGCCGTCGCCGTTCACGAAGGCCGCGCCTTCCTGCTCGGCGAAGGCCTGCTCCACCTCCTCGCCGATCCAGCGGTCGATATCGACGGCCGCATCATCGAGGAGCGAGGCGGTCGCCGCCGGCATGGCGTAGAGCTCCATCGTCGGGAAGCTCAGCTCGGAAAGCTGAGGCGCGTCGGTCTTCACGCGAGGGTCAGCCTCGCCAACCCACCCGGTCTGCGCACCGGTGATCGCGAAGGGCTTCTTCAGGACGGCGCCGGAGACGGCGCGTACCGAGGCGATGGAGCGGATCGGCGAGACTGCCGCGAGGCGCCGGCCGATCTCGGTCTCCGTCTCGGGCGGCACCAGGAAGCCGCCGTCGCCGCCGGTCAAACCGCTCATCGCGCGCTCCTCCAGCCGGCGCAGGCGGTGCTCGTCGCCGCCGCGCACATAGGCCTCGAAGGCCTGCCGGTGCTCGCTCGGGCGCTCGTCGGCGCGCTCCAGACCGCCGCCGCCCAGCGGCGGCCGCGCCTGGCGCAGCGTCAGGCGTTCGAGGCGTCTCTCCTGTTCGTCCAGCGCGCGGCCGATGCGCTCCACCTTGTCTTCCGTCACCGCGTCGGGCGACATGCGCTTCTCGATCTGCGTCAGGCGCTCGTCATTGGCCTCGCGGAAGCTCTCGAAGGCCTCCATGAACTCGCCGAAGGCGCCGGCGATCTCGCCGCTTTCGCTGCGCGTCTCGGCGCGGATCTCGGGGGCGGACTAGCTCTGTGCGTGCATGGTCACTCCTTTCAGGATCTGATTCAGGTTCGGGCGGTAAGGGTCTGGCCGGAAAGGCGGCGTGCGGCCGCCTTCAGGCTTTGAGTCAGGCTGGCCGCGAGGGCGCGCCCCCGCATTTCGGCAAGCCGCGCGAGGCTCTGCATCGGGAAGGTGACGATCGAGACCTCCCACAGATCCACCTCGTTCACCCGCCGCTCGCCGGTGCGCGGGTCTCGGCTGGCCCTGCGGGTGCGGAAGCCGATCGACAGCCCGTCGACGGCGCCCGCGCGGATCAGTTCGAAGACCTCGCGCCCGCGCTGGGTGGCGAGCGCCAGCCGGCCCTCGACGCGCAGGCCGCGCTCGTCCTCGAAAAGCCGCGTCCACACCCCGATCGGCTCGCGCGGATCGTGCTGCCACAGCATCCGCACGCCGCCCGCCCCACGCTCTGCGAGCGTTCGCGAGAACGCCCCGCGCAGCACGCGCTCGCCGGTCTGGTCGGGCCGGTCGAACAGGCTGGCATAGCCGCTGATGCGGCCCTCCCCGTTCTCCTCGGCAACGAATGGCATCCTCTCTCCCGAACGGGCGCGCCGCACGCTCGGCACGGAGGCCGCCCTCATTGGGCGCCTCCCGCCGGCCGGAACAGGCCGTCCGCGAAGCGCGTGAGAACCCCCAGCGCGCCCCAGGCGCACAGGCTCGCGGATGCCGAGCCGATCAGCGCCAGTTCGCCCGGCGAGAGCTTGGTGCCGATGCCAAAATGCTCGGCCAGCATCAGCCCGGCCGGGCCGCCGAAGACCATGCCGGTCACGGCGCCCGCCAGGAACCGGACGGCCGCCTCGCGGCGCCCGGACGGCAGGAGATAGGCGACCGAGATCGCCGAACCGGCGACGGCACCCGTCAGCTTCACGCCGAATAGCGCGAGCGGTGAAATGGGATCGGCGCTCATGTCGCCCTCCTCTCGACTGTGAAATCTCAGGCGCGCGGGCCGTAGCCGACGGCCTCGCGCTTTTCCTCGTCCGTGAGGAAGCCGGCCGCGCCGATGCGGGCCCAGAGCGCCTCGCGCTCGGCGGCCAGCCCTTCGATGCGGTCGGCGTCGAAGCCGAGCCGAAGCTCGCTCCCTTCGCCCGCATGCGCCGCCAGCCAGTCGCCGAGCGCCATCGTCAGGCGCCGCACTAGCGGCAGCACGGTCAGGCGGAACAGGGCGCGGTTGGCTTCCGCGTAGTTCGCGTAGGTGTTGTCGCCGGGGATGCCGAGCAGCATCGGCGGCACGCCGAAGGCGACCGCGATGTCGCGCGCCGCCTGGTTCTTGGCCTCGATGAAGTCCATGTCCTTGGGCGAAAGCGCCATCGCCTTCCAGTCCAGCCCGCCCTCCAGCAGCATGGGCCGCCCGGCGCGCGCCGCTCCCGAATAGCCGCTCTCCAACTCGGCCTTCAGCCGCTCGAAGCCGTCCTGCGAGAGATTGCCGCCGTCGCCCGGCTGGTAGACCAGCGCGCCGGAGGGCCGCGCCGAGTTCTCCAGAAGCGCCTGGTTCCAGCGCCCCGCCGCGTTGTGCAGGTCGAGCGCGGCTCGTGCCGCCGCCAGCGGCGCGAAGCCGTCCGTCTCGGCCAGAGGATGGAACAGGCGGATGTGCAGCACCGGCCCCGGTCGGCCGTCCTCGCCCTCGGCCGGCAGCCGTCTAACCCGCGTGCCGACGCGGTGCTCGTAGCCGAGCGGCCAGCCGTCCGCATCCTCGATCACGCGCAGCCGGTCGGGCCGCAGCGCATAGAGCGCGGCCGGCCCGCCCTCTCCCGGCGTCGCCTCCAGATAGGCGTTGCCGGAAAGCAGCAGGTGCCCGCACAGCGTCTCGATCAGCGCCGCGCCGTCTTCCATCGCGTTCGGCCGGCGCAGGCGGTCGAGGATCGGATGCGCCTCCACCTCCTGCGCGCCGCGATAGAGGAGCAGCGGCACGGCGGCCGCATTCTCGGCGATCAGCCGCACGGAACGGTAGACGACGGGGTTGGCCATGAAGCCGCTGCGCGCGAGCCCGCCATAGGTGCGCTCGCCGCCCGCCTCTCCCGGCACCTGCCCGGTGAAGACGAGCGTTCCACCCCCATAGCCGGCCGACCGCGTTTCGGCCGGCGCGGGCGCACGCGCGCCGACCAGGGCCTTGAGCCTTGCTCCGAGCCTCATCGTTCTCTCCGATCGATATCTTGTGTGGGATCAGGCCCCTAAAGCCCGCGCACGCGCGGTTCGGCCTGCGGCTGCATCAGCGCCGTCACGGCCCAGACCAGTGCGTCCAGCCGGTCGGGCGAGCGCCCGGCCGAAAGCCCGTCGGGGCCGAAATCGGCCATCTCGTCCTCCAGCGCCGCGAAGGCGCCGGCGTGCCGCACACGGCCCTGCTCGTAAAGCGCAGCCACGGGTTCGGCGCGCACCCACTTGCCCCGGCTGGCCCGCACCGCCCGCACCGGCACGTCCGGGCGCACGGCGCGGATCACGGCCTCCACCATGTCGCCGCCCTGGTTTACCTCGGCGACGATCCGGTCCGCCTCCAGCCGTTCGAAGGCCGCCACCGCCCGCGCCGCCCATTCGGGCGGGCGAGCCCCGCGCACGCTCGCATCCTCCAGCACGTAGACCGTGCCGTCCGCCGCGATCCCCGCCGCGACGATGCCGCAGGCGTCGGAGCGCTCGCCCGACGAGGCCGGCGGGTCGACGGCCACGACGATACGCCTCAGCGCGGGCGCCGCGCGCACCCGCAGCCGGTCGATCGCGGCGCGGTCGAACAGTGCGTCCTCGCGCGCCTCCAGCATTTCGCCGTCGAGTTCCTGCCGGCCGAGCCGCGTGCCCCCGTAGCGGGCCTGCATCGCGTCGAGGAACCCATCCGCGAGGTTTGCCGCGTTCTCGCGCGTCGTCATCCGCGTCACCGCCGTGCCCTCCTCCGCCATCAGGCGTTTGAGCAGCGGCACGGCGCGCGGCGTCGTCGTGAACAGCGCCCTCGGCCGCTCTCCCAGCCGCAGTGCCAGTTGCAGATTGTCGAAGCACGGCTCGGGGTGCTTCCACTTGGCCAGTTCGTCGCCCCAGGCGCAGTCGAACTGGTAGCCGCGCAGCGCCTCCGGGTCCTCGGAGGAGAAGATCTGCGCCACCGCGCCGTTGGAAAAGACCAGCCGGCGCCGCGTCGCCTCGAAGACGGGACGCCTTGCGAAGTCGAGCCCGCGCAAGCCGCTCTCGCCCTCGATCATCACCTCGCGGGCATCGCCCAGCGTTTCCGCCACCAGGGCGATCCGTCCGTGCGGGCGCGCCGCGAAGGGCGCCTCGCCCAGAGCCATCGCCCGCACCCACTCGGCGCCCGCCCGCGTCTTGCCGGAGCCGCGTCCGCCGATCATCAGCCACTGACGCCAGCCGCCCGGCGGCGGAAGCTGCTCGGCCCGCGCCATCACCGGCCAGCCCGGCATCGCCGCGCGCAGGATGGGCGCGGCCGCCGAGGCGATCTCCCGCTCGATCCCGCGCCAGAAGCCCGCCTCGTCCAGAAGCAC